AGCCAATTGTCTATTATGTGAACATCCCGGAATATACCAAAAACAAGAAGCTGGAATTCCTGAAGACCTTAAATTGCAGGAATCCATTTACCGAACACTAAGCCTCCTTTCAGACAAAACTATGTTAACACTATCGGAGATGTGCTATGATGCTGCAGTAATGGAGTCCATTGACCAGATGAAAGGCCTCGATATAAATCTAGAGGGCAAATCATGGAAGGACAAAACAGTTGATGTCATGAATACATTAGATGAGTTAAAACCCAGATCAAACATAGCTATTCCACCGTACCCAATCGGAGAGATTACAGATCTTCCTTCAGGGCATTTGAGCATCAATATTCTAGGACATGATTTCACAGCAGGTCCATATGAGACTCAAGGACGCACTCCAGGTCCTAAATATGATCTCGAGAATCCTGAAGTCTTTCTTAAATGTTTTCCTGCATCGGGAATTGTCAGCTATTCAGATGCAAAAAAAATGGCAAGACATATTGATGCCACTCCATTGACTGTGACTGGCAAGGTCCACCAGGGTCCGGCTTATGACTATTCTGGCACTGATGACTGTTTTCTGTCTATGGCAAACGAATTATATGGCTTGAGTAGTCAGGCACAATATGCAGAAATACGTGCTGATCTGTGCAGATGTGTTATGAAGAATCCTATGCCTAAGAAAAATGTATGGATTCAATCTTATTTGTATAAGGGCAAAGTGTCAGTATGGTATAGATGTCGTGACTCACCCACTTCTCCTGATGGTTATCGCATAGACTGGTTTGCTGTATCAACCTTTGAAGTCGTAGGTGGAACAAAAATATTGAGCAGCCAAGGTCATGATTTATATCTTTGGCCGAGGCAACGCCTTCGATCTCAAGAAATCAACCTTACGCATTCTGGACCTCGAAGACTTAAAGCTACTCTCTTTTCACTTTGTGAGAAAGGAATATCAATGAAAGTCAGCACGGATGATATATGGAAGGCATGGAATAGATTAGCTCTCACACTTAATTCATCAACATATGCTTCTGGCAAATTGTTCCTGACTTGCCGCTACCTTTCAACAACCATATCATCTCCGTCTTCTCCATTTGATAAGATGTGCAAAAAA